TCGACTTACCAACCCGATGCAAACTCCGAATACCAACAAGTTCGAGCACGGGAGACACACGGCGGGTGATAAGGTCCGTCGTGAAAAGGGAAACAGCCCAGACCGTCAGCTAAGGTCCCAATCCCAACTTGTGACCAGAGAACAATTGGAAGAGATCATAAAGTTGATGCCTAGCGTGGCGCAGTGTGGTCGTGAGGTGCCATCGGTATTCGAAGATGCTGGGGAACCCATAGATTCTGGGTTTTTGCATATTGGGAAATTGAAACAGACCATAAATCAGTCATCGAAAACGTCAATAAAGAAAAGCAAGATGTTTGAGGCTATAACTGTTTCTACAACGCGACCAGCGATATTGAAACCTGTTTTGCGTGATGGTGCGTTGGTTGATCCAGTGGTCGAAGGTGCTAAGAAAGCCGGCGAACCATGTGCTTATGTGCCCCGCCAGTACTTAGTACCAGCGGTGAAGGATATGCACATCACGGCCCGCAGCAATTTCGTCAATAGCCCACCAGAAATAAGGTTGTTGACCTATGAGGAGGCGATTTGTGGGGTGCCGGGTGATGATTTGTTCCAACCAATCAATCGAACTACGTCACCGGGTTTCCCATACATGAACATGCCGAAGCCTCAAGGTAAGAAAGGCAAGACAAACTGGATGGGCCAATATGAATATGACTTGGAATCTGAGGAAGCGCTCAAGCTCAGAGCCGCTGTCGATGAGATGGAGCGGAAATGTGCTGCTGATGAGCCCTTCGAGGTATTGTGGATAGATACGGCCAAGGATGAAAGGCGCCCAAATGCAAAAGTTGATGCTGGGGTTACACGCATTATATCCAATGGTCCCATGGATTTCACTATATTGTTCCGCAAATATTTTATGGCTGCTTTGGCGTTTCTCCGTCATAATCGTGTATATAATGGCATAGCTGTAGGAATAAATGTGTGGAGCCGCGAGTGGGACATGTTGGCATTGTGGTTAATGGCCAACTCCTCACTCATGATCGACGGAGATTTTGCCAAATTTGATGGGACTTTGATGAGTCAAATAATGTGGGAAATCTTTGATATCTTAGATGGTATGTATAATGACGGTTTCACTCATATTCGTCGTGCATTGTGGTATCATGTTGTCTATGCGATGCGTGTGTGCAGGGGTGTGGTATACCAATGCACGCACAGTTTGCCTTCAGGTTTCGTTGCTACTGCTGAGGTTAACTCATTGTATGTTAACATATTGTTTCGTGTTGTTTATTTGTATCTTGCTGCTCGCCATGATCCATCCAAAGCGAGCATGTCATCCTATCACGAGAATGTGAGATTGGTGGCGTATGGTGACGATAACATCTTGTCTATTTCGCCACAAATCATCCAATGGTTCAACATGGTGTCAATTATTGGCGCTATGAAGACTTTTGGGATGAATTACACGCCTGCGGATAAATCCACTAATGTTATTCCCCATAAGGCCATCACTGAAATTAGTTTCCTGAAAAGGTACTTTAAACATGTTGATTCGGTCGTTGGGAAAACATTTGTGTACATGTGTCCAGCGGATCTAGAATCTCGGTTGGAGATGTTGAATTGGACCCGAGCTAAGGGAGTTGACAGCACTCCGGAGGAAGCCGATGTGATAACGGAAGTCCTCAAAGAATTGACCATGCATGGAAAGATGGTCTATGATAAGTACGCCCCGCGAATAGTTGATGCTGCCATTTCCCGTGGCATCATTGGTTTTCGTGACCATGGCGTCGAGTATTATCACAATCTTGTTTCTTACGGGAAAGGTGTACCTTATTAGTGTGATCTTGCAAAACCAATACAAATTTTCGATGTTAAAATAGTTTTGTAGTGCTGCTGATAAATGTGGAGGGAGTATTTACTCTTATATCCTAGGGTCTCCAAGGGCAGCCCCCTATCACCCAAGGAACCATCGATGCGAATGTAGGTATGAGTGTGCCACGTTCTAAGAATTTCACTCGCTGACTCACAAAATTTTAATGCAACCCCGGATATTACATCCTCAACTAGTACCGAGACTCGTGATACCGTCATTCTTCGTGATGATGGCACCATGGTTTCTGACCAATACACTGCTTCTCCTTCTGATTACCCGACTCTGATGTATAATGACATTGGAGAGACTGAAACCCACACAATTCAAAATTTTTTAGGTCGGCCAGTCATTGTCAACCAAGGTGTGTGGAGCCAAGCTTCTGCCCGCGGGACAGTGCTCGCCAATTTAGTTTTCCCAAAAGCACTTATGTATTTTTCTCCTTCTAACAATCCTATTACTCAAAATATGAATAAATTGGATGGTTTTGTTGGTTTGAAAGCTCGTGTGAATGTTAAGATTGAAGTTAATTCCATGCCTTTTCAAGCTGGTGCCCTTTTGTTGCATTATGTCCCGTATTCAGAGTATATGAATTCCCACACACAGTGGTATTCTACTGCTACGACTACTGACACCACCGCTGCTACTGGGTGTCCATCAGTAATTATGAATTTAGCTAATACCACTTCCATGGAATTTGTCACCCCATATATTTCACCGTATTTGTTTTTCAATTTGCCCACTGGCCAGGGTAGTTTTGGTAATGTTGTTATTTCTGTAATATCACCCATAGTTTCGGCCACTAATACTTCCGCCACTTATACTATTTGGGCCTGGTTGTCCGACGTTGATATTCGTTATCCCACTGTTGCGCCTACCACAACTAGTTTCGCACAGATTGGTAAAGAATTATCCAAAATGGAGAATAGACAAACCATCTCCGCTGTAGTTGGAGGGATTGGCAGAGCTGCTTCCAGCGTGTTGCCATGGGTTGGATTGGGATGGTTAGCATCTCCAGCCGCTGCCATTGCAGATGGTGCTGAAGCCGTATTAAAATATTTCGGTTTTTCAAAACCTGTAGTGGAGGCGCCTGTCACGCGTGTGAAACAATCTCCAACACAATATTTCTTCAATTCTGATGGGTCGGATACATCGCACAAACTTGGTCTTTCTGCTTCTAATGCCTTAACACAATTGTCAGGGTGGGCTGGTACTGATACTGATGAAATGCGCCTGGATGTTATTTGCGCAAAACCTTGTTTCAAAGAAAGTTTTGCGTGGAACGTTACACAGACAGCTGATCAATCAATCTATATCATACCTACGTCACCTATGTATTCCCAACAATTGACGGCCAAAACTCCAAATGCTTTTGCGCAACGGACTAGCATGCCTTTGTGCGCGAAAGTTTCTTCTTTCTTTTCGCTATGGCGTGGCACTATGCGCTATAAATTTCAAATAGTTAAGACGCAGTTTCATTCTGGTAGACTTAGGGTTTCGTTTTTACCATATGCTTACACTGATAGTGCAGCTATACAAAACATGCCTGGTTACGCTTACACGGAAGATATTGACTTGTCCTCTGGATCAGACTTCGACTTTGAGGTCCCTTTTGTTTCAGTTCGACCATGGTTGCACACTTTCTATGACGTTGCGACTTCATTAACATCTGGTGACGCGCGTAATGTGGCTACAGGCATTGTTCAAATTTCTGTTATTAACCCATTGGTCGCAGCTAACACTGTAGCAAATTCGGTGGACGTACTAGTTAGTGTGTCTATGACTGAAGCGCAATTTGGTGCTCCTATCAGACCCGTCTATCTACCATATGCGTTACCCAATGTTGCGCAGATTGGTAGAGCTAAGATTGTTCCTGTGCAAAAAGATTCAACGCTAGTGGCGGAACGTCGTGAAGTTTCGTTGCTACCATATGGCACGTGTTTGGGTGAAGTGACAGCTTCCCTGCGACAAAACCTAAAACGGTTCTCTTTTGTTGGCAGAGTCACCCCACGCGCCATTGCGCAAACAGGTTCAGCACCTGGATCCACTGGAAATGGTTTCGTGCTATATCCGTGGGCTCCAGTTGTCCCGCAAACTGGCGCCACTACTGTGGACGCCACCGGAGCTATGACACCCACTTATAATTCTGTTTTCTTGTATGGTTCGACTAATCCCACTACCGCTTTTATGTGTGATCAGACTACTGATCTGTACTCTAACATTTATTCGATGTATGCGTTTTTCCGTGGTTCTATACGTTTTAAAATTGCAATTGCTTACCCTGGTGGAAATTATAACTCTGCGTTGCCTATATATGTGTATATCAATAATATCGTTATGCCTAATACTGGAAATTATTCGCCACCCATGCAAATTGCAAATCCCGTTGGTACGCCAACAACAGCTACTAATTTGGGTACAGGTCCAACTCAACCGTTGTATGATGTTTCTGCTACTACCGCTAGCGGCATTAAGCAGAATTTCACATATCAACCTGGTTTGGCTGAAGCCCGCATGATTCTGTATCCTGATAAAGAGGGTATGATTGAGTTTGAGGTGCCTTTTCACGCCTCGGGCCCTTTTTGCCCAACAAATTATGGTATAAATAATCCGACGCAATCACGATCCATATTTTATCCATTTCCGACTGTCACCATTACTGGCACAACTAATTCCGCGCTTAATCCTGGAGCTTACACTCTTTTGGGATGCACATTGGATGTCTTCCGTGCCGTTGGTGACGATTTTTCTTTCGGTGGTCTTCTTGGCTGCCCTCCAAACCTGCTGTGGTCATCGGCAGTTAATCCAACTTGACCTGCTTGTTTAGCATGCGCCCTTTCGTCCTTAAGACATTCTAGTGTGCTACTCAACCATTTTCGGCATTTGCCTAGCTGTAGTGAAATCTGCTACTTCTATCGTCCAAAACAAATACCCGTGGCCCCAATCGCTTGTAGAGGGGTTGGTGCATTCCTTTTTAGTGAAGGAGCACCATGGTTCAGTTGTTTTGGATCCTTCTAATTCG